TTGGACGGGTCTACAATTACCAACGGGGCGATCGGCAAATCTCCCTGAAATCTCATCCCCAGCTATGGCATAATGTCGAGGCGGGAGCCGTGCGGGAGAATTTCAAACTCCCCCATGACTGGCGTGTAGAAATCGGCGCGGATACAGGAACGTATTGTGCCGCAGTGGTTATTGGTGTTTCCCCGGAGGGGCAGGCCTTTGTGCTGGATGAATTAACAAATTACAGTTACGTCGCCAACACCCCGGAACTGGACCCCTCGGCGTCAATTGTGTCATGGGCCCAACAGCTTCGGAGAACAGCGGCATTATGGAAAACCCGGCCATCAGCCTGGGTGGATAGCAACAGTCAGTTCAAGCAGGAGTTTCTGCACCATGGTGTCCAGCTCATGGCCAATAAGCGGGGCCGGGAAGTCCGAACAGAAGCAGCTCGCCAATACTTTCAGCATGGCCAGATTTTCCTGGCACCGTGGTTGAAGCTGGTGCCTTATGAAACAGAATACGCACAATGGCCGGATCAGACATCGGCCTCGGGCAAATATGAACGGCTGAAAGTCAACGACCATGCCCTGGATTGTGTGGAACATGTCCTGTCACGTCATCCGCGAGCCAAGACACAGGCCCCAGCTCCCAAATTCGAGCCACCGCCTGGGACTGTGCAGTGGTATGGCAATCCTTTGAAGCGTCGAAAAAAGCGCCGAGCGCGTGGGGATGCCCATCTAGGAGGTTGGTAGTGAATCGTCATGAACTTGAACAGCGTTTACGGACAGTCGAAGCCAAGTTAAAATTCGTGATGAACACCCTGTCTGTAACTCGGGTGCATAATGAGACAGGCAAAAAAGATGCACTGACATTTGATTCAATTTTTGAATCGGGGGTGAAACGTGGAGTGGATACAACAACAACTCAGGATATGGCTGGGCATCGACCACCTGGATCAGCAGATCCCGGAACTCAGGAAGCAGATCAGGGCGCTGGAGCAGACACTGGAAGAGAAACCGTCGAGTGAATCTGCAGAAACGTGGGTGATGCAGGATACCCCTGACGCACATTTGGGAGCCAGATAAATGGCGAAAGACGATAATCTCACTGATTACACAGAAGACTACGATCGACTGAGGGCCCAGAAAGCTCGGAGTGTTGGATCGGTGGAATTACGGATTCTCACCAATCTGTCGTTCATTTCGGGAGAACAGTGGGTAGGATCACATAATCGAGTGATTTTCACCCGCCGTCGAGACCCCAATAAGCTCCACCTGGTCTTCAACCTCGCTGCCCAGATGCTGCACAAGATGATGGGACGGTTGACCAGCATTGCCCCGGTGTTCAAGGCCAGGGCAGATAAACAGGACCCCAAGTCCATTGGGAATGCCCAGGTGGTAGATAAACTGCTTCGGGCTCTGGATGAAAAGCTCGATCAACCCTCCCGAACCTGGGAACTCCTGTGGTGGATGGCGATTGGTGGTGTGTCATTTGAATACATCCCCTGGATCAAAGATGCCTGCATGGAGCCCATGCCGAAGTTCAATGAAGACGAAGAATTGATGTGGACAGATACCCGGAGTGGAGAAGAAGTCCCGGAGTCGATTCGACAGATGGCCCTGATGCAGGGGGCTCCAGCAGAGCAGTTTGAAGTCGTAGAGGAAATGACCCTGACTGGGGATGTCGGAAGTGAAATCCTGAGCCCCTTACAGGTGTTTATTGACAGTTCCGTGCGCTCGGTCAATGACCTGAGTCCTGACCAGTCTATCTATATTGCCAAAATCCGCACTCTGGGCTGGATCGAGGCCAATTATGACGTAAGCAAAGATACGATTGAAAATATCAAGGATTCCCAGGAAGTACGGATTCTCAGCACCGACATCAAGCAGTTTGGTGATCCCACAGGGGCTGTCCATCTCCAGGACCTGATTCCCCGAGTGCAGGGCACCCGAACACAGAACGACCCGGATTTAGCGGTGGTCGTAGAGAGATTCCAGCCCTTGAGCAAGAAAAACCCCCGGGGGAAGTATTCTGTGTTTATTCCAGGGGAACAGATGCTCCATGATGGCGACAATCCCTATGAATCCATCCCCGTGGTGGATTATCACTGGGGACCCACAACCACCAGTTTCTGGAACGGGGACTATATCAGCGATTTAGTGGCCCCACAGCGATTCCTCAACAAACGCCTCTCCCAGTTGGGGGAGCAAGCCAATGCGTCGATTTATGGGGATGAACTCCTGGGACCGGGACTGAAACGGGAGGATATCCCGGCAGACTACCCCGCACCGATTGAAAATGGCCTCAATGAATCCGGCATCAAGATGGTGCAGCGGAGAGACCCTCCACAGCTTCCGGCCTGGTTTATGCAGTCTGTGGACCTGACCTTGAAACTGATGCGTGAGATTGCCGGAGGGGTTGACCTGTTCCAGGAACAGAAATTCCCAGGCCAGCTCCGAGGCCCAATGGCCGTGCCAATGCTGCAGGAGATTCTCGACACTCAATGGGGGAACCTCTACTCGCAGCTAGGCCAGCAATACTCCAAATCCAAGGAAATGCGAATCAATCGGGTCAAGCAGTTCTATCCGCCCTTTCGCACCATGCATTACACCGATCGCAGCATGAAAGATGAAGTCTTTACCTTCCAGACCTCAGAAATCCTGCGATCCGGCACTGATTACTCCATCACTGTAGAACGGGGCAGTTTGATTCCCGAACTCCGCGCCTTGAGAGAGGCCAGAATCCGGGAGCATCTCCAGTCCCCCTTGAGTATTCTGTATATCGATGAACGCACAGGGAAGATTGACAAGGAGAAAATCGCCTCTGACTTAGCGATGGGTGATGCCGGTCGTGAAGATGCTGAGACTCGGTATCGAAAACTGGCCATGGCCCTGGTTGAGAAACTCTGGGTGGGAGAACCGCTCCCGGAGCATATCCCCATGCCCTTCTGGAATCTGCGTGTGATTATGGACGAATTAGAGTCCGAGATGGCCACCACAGAATTTCTGGGAGCCAGTCCCCAGATTCAGCAGGGATTTGCTGAGTTCTGGAACAAATGTCGCCAGATCCTGGTGCAGGCTTCAGAACGCCGTCAGGAGGGCGCGAACAATGCCCAGATCCAGGGGGCTGTAGCCCAGGCCGCGCAACAGGCTGCAGCGAAAGCCGCCGCTGAAGCGATTGACATGGCCATGGATCAATTCAAGGCCAGCACCGCGATTGCTGATGAAGCACCCGAGGCCTTAGCCAAAGCCATGCAGGACCAGCAACGGCAGGGATAAATGCCACATCGAAGAAAAGTCGAAAAGGTCATGCAAGAGTTCAAGGAGGGGTCTCTCCGCTCCTCCAGTGGCCAGAAAGTTACCCGCCGTAAACAGGCACAGGCCATTGCATTAAGTGAAGGGAAAAAGGTGCGTAGACGCAAGCACCGTAAGGGTTGAAAATAGTCCACAGAAACCTGGAGGGTTTCTATATCTAGTAGGTCCCCACACTCGACCCCCTACATCTTGACAGACCCCCCATTCCTCCTTATACTGACTCCAACTGCTATGTTCAACGAACACGGACGGGCGAATAATGCTTCAGACACTCACAGGTGTGAACACGTCTGATGCACTCCCCACCCACTCGACAAGGAGAATAAAATGGCAGAAGACGAACAGATTGTAGAAGTCGAAGAAAGCACAGTAGACGATACTGCAAGCGACGGCGAGGAGCAGTCTGAGGCGTCCGACAAAGCGTGGCCTGCTGACGTACAGGCAGAGTTCACGCGCAAAACCCAGGCGTTGGCAGAAGACCGAAGACAATGGGAATCCCAACGTGGTCAGCAGCAACAACAGATGCAACAGTATGCCCAACAGGTACAGCAGTATGCTCAGGGAATCCAGCAAAACCAGCAACAGCAATCAACAGCCCAGCAACAAAGTCAACAGCAGGGATTGTTGGATCAACTCCGAGGTATGCCGTATCTGGACGGGAACACCGCTGCACAGTTGATGGAGCGTATTATGGGAGAGGGGATTTCTCCACTCCAGCAACAGCTTCAACAGCGCGACCAGGCCTTGGCGCATATGTACAAGGAATACAAGACGCTCAAGGAAACAGTCGGGACATCCCAGAACAAGTCTGCCGAAGCCGCACTCAACAACCGCTTTCAATCACTCAGGAGCGAGCATGGACTCCCTGACGAACCCTGGGTCAATGACTACCTGCGAGATGTCTATTTCTCGCATGAAGGCAAAGACCTGGATAATGCCTACCCTGACATGCTGCGAACACGACTGGAAACCATGAGAAAAGGCTTCCGGGAAATGGATCGACAAACAGCAGCAAAGGCCAAAACGTCCCCGTTACCCTTCAAGGGTGGTGAGGCGTCCTTGGTCAGTGGGAAGACAGGGGGATACAAATCTGCTCAAGATCGAGCAGACGAATTGTGGCCAATGCTGAATCCTGGACAAAATGAATAGTCCGAAGGAGTAAAACTTTGGCAAGTACAACTGATGTAACCGAAGCCCTGAAATACACCTACGGTGTCGATCAGGTGCTGTATCTCCTCAACGAGGAGGTTGTCACCTGGAACATGTTCCAGAAGATGAAAAAGCCACTGGGCGGTCGTGGACAATTCATCATGCCTATCATGGTGAAGAATCCAGGGGCGTGGACAGGTATTACAGAAGGGGGAGCCCTTCCGTCAAACCTGAATCCTGATACACAGGAAGCGTCATTCAGTCTCCAGGAATATGTGGGACTGTATAACATGTCGTGGAAACTGTTACAGGATGCCCGGAACTCGAAGTTTGCGTTCCAGACAGCCCTGAAGATGATGGAACAAGGATTCCGTCGTCGTGTCTTAAGACTCATCAACGCTGACCTCATTTCAGATGGATTGGGGAAACTGGCCACCATGCCAGCGGCAGATAACCAAACCACCATTACGGTGGCGGAACTGCCCAGCATTGATGTTGGGATGGTCGTTGACCTGATTGATGCGTCAGACAACGACGCAGACCTGGCAGCGTCCCGAACGGTCACGGCTGTGGATGTCCCGAACCGGACCATTACCATTAGTGGGTCAGCGCCAAGCGGCACGGCTGCTGGGGATTTCTTCTGTATTGAGAACACGACGAAATCCGGGGCGATTTACCACACTGATGGTCTCCTGGGAATCATTGATGATGCCAATCCTCCCTCTGGGAACTTTGGCAACATTAACCGCAGCACAGCGGGCAATGAGTTCTGGGAATCGGCAGTCCTGTCCAACAGCGGCACCAACCGGGCCCTGACCGAAGACCTCATGTTGCAACTTGAGGACCTGGTGAGGGAAAAAGGTGGAGCCAGTCTCAATGCCTATGTCAGTAATCTCGCCATTATCCGGCGCTACCATGAACTCCTGAAAGATGATGTGTTCTATTCCATGAGTTCACCCAAGGCCCTGGACAATGCAGGTATTGGCCGAAAAGGCGGAGCCCAGCAAAAAGGCAAGAAGGGCGGCGATGGCCGGTCTATCTACCGATTCTCGGGCAAACCCTGGCACATTGAGCCGTACTTCGCAGCAAATACCATTATTGGTCTGGACACGGAGCATTTCTACATCGGTCACGGTGAGAATGCAGCTCCACGTCCAATCAATGAAATCTTTGATGGCACCCCGTTCTTCCGTCAGACCTCCAATGCAACCTTTGAGGTGGCATGGTACTGGCAGGGGCAACTGCTGAGTGACAACCCAGCAGCCGGGGCAAAAGTCGAAGACATTGCGGAAAGTTAAACCTGAGTAGGTGGGGGGGAGAGGTGTAAACCTCACTCGCCTCTCCCCTTGTCACTTCGCCAGAAAGAAGGAACTATGGGAATCAAAGCAATAGCGAAACTCGCCCCTGTCCATGTGGTCTATACCATCTCAGCCGGAGAAGCCGCAGATACGGGTATTTTTGTGGCAGATCAAGACTACGAAATCGTGGACGTGCGTGAAGTTCACAGCACGGCAGGAGCCAGCAGCACGACCTTGGATGTCGGCGTGGCCGCATCCGGGACAGCTCCAGCCAGTCTCACGACGGCCATCAGTTCAGCCTTAGCGCTGGACAGCACGGCCAACACACCCGTTCAATCTACCCTGACCGCGACCTTGGCAAATCGCAAGATCGATCGAGGGGAACAACTTGCGTTGAATTACACCGGAACAGTGACAGCCTATGAAGGGGCGGTTCATGTGGTGCTGAATCCTGTCCGTACGAATACAACGTATTAAGGAGCTTTATGGACGTTTTTGATCCGGTGAAATATTCACTCCAGGAAAATAAGTTCTTCCTGAAACATCTGGGAGAATCTCCTGTATCCATTCTCAAGGAAAATCTTCCTGACGCTGTAAACCCCACAGCCGTCGAGGAAGTCTTGGGAGCGATTTATCAGCTTGAAGAAGAGCGTGTACATCGCGGCTGGAACTGGGCCGGAAAAGAAGCGGTCAAACAATCCATTGAAACCTACCTCACGGAATGGATTCGATGGAAGGAAATGTCTGCCAAAGGAGCCCCTCGCTTTCCCACCATGCATTCCTGGGACAGTCGGGGACGGTCACATCGGGGAGGGATTGGATCAGACTCACGCAAAGTCTCCTCCTATTTTGACGCAAATGGAGAACGCAAAGCCTTTGCGCTGCCTCTGAGAGACACACCCATTGAAGGGTTTATACCAAGCTGGATTAAGCCGGAAGAACCACTCCCTGACGACCTGAAGGTTGATGAGGAAAGCCATACCGTGGCCTGCCCTCTCTGTGGATGGTCAACGAACTACAAGGGTGAGTCGCATTCCAGCCTGAACCTGGCACGGTCCCGGGTGGCAAAGCACCTGAAAGCCTCCAAAGAAGAACCAGAACGGCATCGAGACCTATGGCAGAAACTCTTCGGTTAGCCGATTCGTTGCTGTACTGGCATCCCCAACGCTTCGGGGTCAAGAAGGCCCCGGGGTGGTTTCGATCGCAATTACAGGGGATTCATCGGGACCTGGACATTACATGGCATCCTGTGCGTGAACGGTGGCTGGTCTGGTATCGACGGCCCAGGATTCAACATGCGACCAGTCCAGGTTGGATGCTGCTGTTTGAAGCAGAAAACTCCCAAGGTGAACACATTCCACTCGATGCCAGGATTCTGGCAGCGGTGTATGAACAGAGCGGGATGAAATGGGGAAGTGGGAAGCAGTATTGGTCCCGTGTTGAGCAGGAATCCCAACGGGCCACAGATAGTCGGGAAGCAGCCCGTGACCAGGCCGTTGAAGATGCAGGAGCTGATCGCTGGGATTACTCGGAAATCAAAGTCAGTATGAGGGGTCCTTCAAACGGCAGTAAGTTTGTGAATCATCACGCAGGAGACTAGATGGCCACAGGACAGACACTGTTGGATCTCATGGAGGTTATGGATCGGGGCCTTCAACTCCAAAGCGGAGAGACAGGGGTGACGAGAGCCTTGAGTGCCCTCAATGCCTCACAGGACCACTTTGAGTCTATCCTGGCCCTGGAACCCAACGTGCATGGGTCCTCTATCGGGACAGTGACCACCGCAGCGAATACTGAATCCACCGCCTTTCCCTCGACCTTAATGCGCCTGGACCGGCTGCAGTTTATTGATGCAGATACCTCTCGTCCAGCCTGGGACCTGGAACGGATAGGGGCTGTTGGAGACCACTACGGCACCAACTTTCCCCTCCCAGCAGTTTCGACAGGGAAGCCAGCACGATATTGGACAAATGGGAGTTACATCTACTGGGACCCTCTCCCAGATGCGACACATACGATTCGCTACTATGGACTCGTATCAGCGAGTGATATTACTGCTGGAGGGACGTTTGGCTACCCAGACATGGCCCTGATGCCCCTGGCGACGTTTGCCACGAAACTCCTGCGTGTCGGAAAAGATGACGATTCAACCCCGGTGACAGAACTCGGGGGACAGGTCTTTGGGCCCGTGATCCAGGCATTAGGGCGGTTCAATCGGGATCGAGCCCCTGGATATGATTACCGTTATATCCACACAGAATAGGAGTATCGATGGCGTTTATTCAAGCAGATTTCCAGGACATTCGAGACACGCAACTCATCAAACGGGCCAAGATTGATGCAGCATCCAGTGGAGACAACACCCTGGTCGCTGCAGTGACAGGCAAGAAGATTCGTGTGTTGGCGGCATTCTTGACCATGACCGGCACAGCGGTGACGATTCGGTTTGAAGATGGAGCCGGAGGGACCGCATTGACAGGACAGATGGGACCAACGGCTGGGCAGACCATTGTGCTGCCGTTTAATCCGGTGGGTTGGTTTGAAACTTCTGATGCCACCTTACTCAACATGGAACTCAGCGGCGGTCAATCCGTCGATGGGGCGTTAGTGTATATCGAGGCATAACGATGGCAGGACAACAACCAAGGAGGCCAGGACCCGTACTACCTCAAGGCCCGCCACCTCAGAGGGGACAGATTCAGGATGAGAACTACGTCCCACCACCACCATCAGGGGGTTTTGGCCAACAATCTCCGCAAGAACTTGAAGAGCTTTTTCGTTTGATGTATGAACAGGAAAAGCTCGCGGAAGCAGCGCAAGAAAATCAAGGCTTTCGGCTTGGCCCGATAGATGAAGGCATTAACGCAGGGAAAGCGAAGATTGATGCCTGGTTATCGAACTTAGTAAGGAGATTCGCTCCTCAAGACAAACTTATGGGGAGTGTTGAGATGCCTCAACCATCTGAAGGTCCTGCAATGCGAAGTTTACCTCAAGCTGCTGGCCCTGTTGGTAGAAGGCTCAGATAAATGGCTGATATCCAAGTTGTCAACACCGACGCTGATCTCAGCGACAATACGTTAATCACGGAAGAGAACGCCTACACCATCACAGGGCTGCATACCTTCAGCCGCAGCACCAATGCCCCCTTTGCCGTGAACTCCGGGGCAGCGGTGGTGGCAAATCTCGATGCCGATAAACTCGACGGTATTGAAGCCACGGGATTCGTGAAGGCCAATGGCACCGTAGCCCTGACTGCCAACTGGGATGCGGGTGCGTATGAAATCCGGGCGCAAACATTAGAGGCTGATGTCTCAACCGGGACCGCTCCTCTCACAATTGCCTCGACCACGAAGGTAGCCAACCTGAACGCCGACAAGCTGGATGATCAGGAAGGTAGTTATTACCTTGCTGCTGGCAATGTTACCGGCACCCTCGCTGTTGGGAGCGGCGGCACGGGCGCAACCTCACTCACAGATGGCGGGGTCTTACTTGGCAGCGGCACCAGTGCCGTTACCGCAATGTCTGTGCTGTCAGATGGAGAAATGATTGTCGGGGATGGCTCCACAGATCCTGTCGCAGAAAGCGGCGCGACACTTCGGACCAGTATCGGTGTGGGTACGGGCGATAGCCCACAGTTCACCGCTATTGAGCTTGGGGCCGCGAGTGACACCACGATTGCTCGTGCCAGCGCAGGAAATGTCACGATTGAAGGGAATGCCATCTATCGGGCTGGCGGCACGGATGTCGCGGTTGCTGATGGCGGCACGGGAGCCAGTTCACTGACCGATGGTGGCGTACTGTTGGGGAGTGGCACATCAGCCGTCACCGCGATGGCGGTGCTTTCTGATGGGGAGATGATTGTTGGGGACGGGTCTACTGATCCGGTGGCGGAAAGTGGGTCAACCCTCCGCACCAGTATCGGCTGTGATGCGGCGGGTAACATTACATCAGGCACCGTGGCAACCGCCAGACTGGGCAGCGGCACGGCGAGTAGCTCGACCTTCCTTCGGGGTGATAGCTCATGGGCAGCAGCAACAATCAACAGCAGCCCTTACATCACTGCGGCTGTCGGGTCTGACGCGCTCACGATTTCTGTTGTCTCAGCAGCAGCAGCGGCTCCATCAAGTGGGGCACCTGTTGATGTCGTCTTTCGTAATGTCACGGCGGCGACAGGCTCACCAACCACGATCTCGTTGACTGGCGCGACTACGCTGGTTATTCCCAGTGGCGCGACGATGGGCACGACGAATGACATCCCATTCAGACTCTGGATCGTGGCGTTCAATGATGGCGGAACCGTCAGGATCGGCGCAATCAACTGCGCGGGAGCCTCATCCATCTATGCGCTCGGAGGATGGGGCATCACATCAGCAACGGTAATTGGTACTGGGGCTGACAGCGCACAGATTTTTTAC